TCTATCACCTACATTCTCAACAATTGTTTCAGTACCAATAGTAGTCTCGATTCCAGCTCTACTCTGACTCTTATTAGATGTCGTAGTTCTAGTACCAGTATTTCCTCGTCTGACTTCAGAAGTGCTTTGTCTGCCTGTCCAGTTAGTCGACCAAGAATTCCAAACAGTACCAGTTGCAGTCGTGGCATTAATACTTGCAAGCATTGCATCATAAACACCGTCGTTATTAATCCTAACGTCAGGTCTACGATCAATATCTTTCCACTCATCAGATGCAGGAGACAAATTAAGTGTACCTGTCCAATTGAATACTTCATATGGATTAACATTAACTGATCCAGAGTACTGTTGCTGATCTAATAAAGTCTCATGAGCATATGGTAGGGTTACTATATCACCAGTCTTTACGCCTGCTGTTGAAGTACCTTCGTTTAATGACAAGCCTACATTATTCTCAGAAAATAGAGGTCTGCATAATGAATTATCTCTATCAATACCTGCAGAGTATTCTATATTTGTTACATCAGCTACGTTAGTAGATTGGAATGAATCCACTAAGAATCCACTCTTGAATTTATTAAACATTTGCTTATCAGCAGCTTCTTTTTCTAGTAGAGATAATACAGTATAATACTCTAAGCGATCTACTCGACTTTCTAATTGGCCGATGTCTCTCATAGTGTATCGTCTGTTGTCTAATACTTGAATATTGACTTCAGATGGAGACAACGTATATGCTGGTACAAAGATATTGTACAAGGCCATAGCCTCTTTAGGAGTAGTTGGCAGTTCTGGATTCAATTCACTTACACCTTCTGAAATGCCGAAGTTACCATCCTTATCTAGGTATACGTTATCAATTCTATTTAAATAATATTGTATATCAGTCTTAAATTGTGAACTCTCTTTAGGACATACTGATGTACCAGCTAAGTCAAACGTTATACTAGAGTCTGTCGAAGTATCTGAAGCTCTAGGTCTAAAGTCCACTGCTGATCTTAATTCAACGCCATTAAAGCTAGGAATGTCTTCATACGATGCATCTGGATAAGAATCGATAGTGAAGAAATCCTTACCCGGCTCATGAGTAAAGAATTCAAAGTTGACTGTAATGTCACCGGTGAGTGTATAATTAGTATTAGGATCTAATGATACTAATCCAGGTCCATAGAATGATGATCTTTGACCATTATCCAAATTAAAGTGTTTAGTAATATCAGCACCAGAAACATCCTCAGTAATAGATGTTAATTTAACAATATCACATTTACTAAGTGATAATTTAGCACCATTATTAAGTTCAGTTAAATTATTACCTGTAAACAGTACAGAATCTGATGTCAGATCCTTAGTTCCGTGCTGTAGTGTTCTAGTTACCGGAGAAAACAACTTAATGGTTTGGCCCTGGTAATCCGTAGATAGGTGAGTTATTGTAATTTGAGTACGATCCGCAACTGTTCCGGTAAACGCTGTATAGTTAGCTGCAGTACTGTCTGTAGTTTGTAATGTCAGAACATCACCATTAACTTCATTAACAATAGCAATATAGTTAGCTGCAAAATTGTCTGAGAACTCTTTAAACGTTTCATAAGCTACAGATTTAACAGAAAATACTGCAGTCACGCCAGAGCCAATAGAAGTACATTCTGTAACAACAGTGGCTGAATAGTCATAGTCAAATACGTCATTAAGAGTATTGTCAGGGTCTACAATAGAATCACATGTCTTAACTCTAGAGAATGGAAGTGGGAATAATAATGTATCATCACCAGTTACAGCAAGTACTTTCGTAGCTGTCATGATGCCATTACCACTCGCTATTGAGGCAACGTTAGATAGTGTTTTACCCGTGTTTAATTTTAAGTCGAATATATGCAATATGTGATTGCCTGTTAGACTTGCAGGCTCTATAGATCTAACCTTAACATAACCTACAACATTACTATTACTATCCTTAAGATTAACACTACCGAATGTTTCTATGTCAGGATAACCCACCATGCCAGAAACTTCAAAGTAATTACTAAAATTAATTGGTGCAATCTGATTCTTAGCTAATGCGGATTCACGTGACTTGTTAAATGTTACATTGGTGGTTTCCAATGTCTGGATCTCATAACCTCTTACATAAGCCTTAGAAGGTTCAATTGCAATGTCTAACTTAGTACTGTCACCAGATGCATTCACTTTAATAGAAGCTGGGAATGGATTAATACTATAATTACCAGACTCATCAAATGTTCTTCTAGCTAATGTATCCCCTAAAATATTATATTCGATTCTAGCTTCAGGCTGTAATATACCTTTATCGATTCTAGCTAGTAATACAAAATTACCTATTGAAGCATTTAAATCTTGTTGAGTAAGTTTAGTACGGATTGAATATCTATGTGCACCCGGAGCTGATTCATTAGGCGTACCTAATGCATTGTCATTCAATGAAATATCAGAACCTGAGTTAACAATACTCTCAGTGATCTTAAGACCTACATCAGCAGATACATTAAATTGATATTTGTTTAATATAATAGTATCTGCATTAACTACTACAAAGTGTTTCTTGATGTAGTAAATACCCTCATCAATTGATACTAATGAACCGTAACCCGTAGCATCCGTTGAAATACTCTTTAAAGTGAATGCAGCATCATTTAAATCAACTCCAGACAAGTCCGCATTAGGGCTGAATATACTATCGCCAGAGATGTAGTTAACATATACTGTTAATGGATCTTGGTCTACAGCAGGCTCCACATGAATAATCTTAGCTGAACTTGTACCGTCGGTTATAGTTAAACCCTTAAGATCTTTATCGTCTGTAAGTGTTAATGTATCTGCAGTAATTTTAATGAAGGCAATCTTAGTATGGACATGTACATGACCAGGAACAACCAACATACCCTCTTTAAATAAGTTATCACCAACAGAAGATACTTGATTTTGAAGCATTGACTGAAGTTGAGTAAGCTCACGGGCTTGAAGCGCATGACCTGGTCTAAATAAGATCTTATTATACTTTTCCCTAGGGGATAAACCATCAGCCCCAGCTACGTTATAATCATCCCAATATGGTTCAATATTAAACTTAATTGCCATTTGCTAATTCCTAATTTAAAATGCTAATACTAAACGTATGGTTTCGATTTGATCCGTGCCACGTGTTACAGCTGTTCTATTTTCTATGAATGATATATCACCAGACCTATGAACAATCTCAGAAGGTATTAAACCTCCACTTGCAATTGCATGAGCTCCGGAAGCAGCACCATCAACGACTTTTGCTAATGTATCATTAACATCGAATGGCTTATAACCAGTAGTACTTGTTTGTATATAATAAATGATATCATTTTTAAATTCTACTACGATACCCTGAGCAGCTGATCCACTACCTTGGATAACATCTCCTGCAGTATATGCACCATTTAAGGCTATAGCCAACGCCTTACATGTAGTATAAGCATTACCTTCAGCCACTGCTGATGTAGCTACATCCACTGGATTCTTAATTAATGATATCTGTCTAAACGAACTTGCCGTTAGTAGGTCAGCATTTTCTGTGCCATTGAATTGAGAGTGAATAGCTACATAATGTGCTCTTAAGTCAACTCTTGCATCAGCACCGAATCCATCCTTAGGACCAATTACAGGGTGCATCGTAAGTCCCTGGCCGTTACCACCAGAGAATCCAATATTAGCTGCAGTAAAATTCTTTCCTGGGTTAGTAACCTCAATTAATACAACCTTACCGGCCATGTCTCCAGATCCTAATATTGCAGTAGCTGCAAAATCATTATCACCGTTTGCATCTCTATCACCATCACCATCAATTGTAATAGTAGGGGCTGTATCAAAGTCTGCACCTGGATTATCGATAATAATATTAAAAATAGAACCCTTAATATTAGCGGCCGCTGTCTGTACATTCCATTGGTTGGTATTTTCATTAGTACCACCACCTGCAATTGCAACTCTTACGGGTGCGAATGATGCAGTTAAGAATCTATCGTTATCAGTACTATCAATAGTGAATAGGTACTTCCAGATGTAGTCATCAGCAGTCTCAATATTACTTGTAGTCATTGCATCTGCATGATCATCTGGATTGTTAATAGAAGAACCTAAACCAGCTCTAATACAAAGGTATATGTTATTAGATGGGGTAACTACATAATACTCCTTACCTTCAATGTTAACATCTCTGTCATCATATGGTTTATAGTATGAGCCACTAATCCAACTATGATTAGGTGTGGCAAAAGATATTTCTTCCTTTGCAATTTCCTTCATAGCATACATGTTTCCCCATGAGGTGTTAGTAGTTACATCATTCTCATATGGACTTGGAGCTAAAGACTCGTCTGTCCAATTCTGCGGACGACCTAATCCCATGTAATATGCATCACCACCAGTTGTGGTAATACTATTAACAAACTTCTCAGTCGTGTCCAATCTAAATTTGCTTGTTATAATTGCAGGCATCGTTCTCGTGTCTCCTTAAATTGTTGATTCGGTGACTTCAGCACCTAATTGTATAGTTCCTATACGTTTATTTATAACGTCTTCAAAAGTTAATGATCCGAATTCACCAATCGGTCTATAGTTAAAGAATTTGGTATTTTCAAAGTGATCCTTGAATCCAATTGTCTTTCCTAATAAACTATCATTATATACCACTTCACGCGGTTCAATTGACCCATCATTTAAATAGTCAAACCCAATTGATCCTGGTCTAACAAAGGCCTTCTCAACATATGTATCAGCTTGTATAAGTGTGCCCTTAGGAAGTAAGAATGTCTCTGCTCCCGCTGACCAACCCCAGTGATTGAATAACCATGTGGCACTATAACTTAAAAGGGTCTGCCCTTTAACATATAATGCATTACTTGGATCTAATCCAGATGCTCCGTTTGTTTGTAACCAAACTAGTAGCCCGGCCAATATATACCCATCAGAACCATCAACACCACCATCGGACTGGACGTCCATATTCATAGTGCTAGTAGTACCATCATCGGCTATAAACCAAGCAGCAAGTTCTGGATAGGTTGGGTCTGGAGTACTGCCATTTTTTATCTGAGTGAATAAGTTAATAGCCGCAGTATATGCAGTTTCTAATTGAGATGTAGTAGGATAGAAAGCACCGGCGGCATCACCCTCTCCATCATAGAATTCGAATGGAGTATCATGAACCCCTGGTAAGCTGTATATAGGACCTAAATCAATATCAATTCTAAATAGTTTAATTTGATAACCCGGCTGATACCAACCGTCTTGATTATCACCTAAGTCATATGTACTTGCTTCAAGAGTCTTCGTATCTTCATAATAAAATAATTTGGTTTCATCAGTTAAGGCTGTAATGTATAGGTATATCTGTCCGAAGAATATGAATCCTGCAGGATGTACTAATCTTGTAAACGAGCTCTTCCAGTCTTCAATATTTCTACCAGTTCTTAATACATAAGAGAACTTTTGATAGAAGTATGAGTCTTGTATATATTTCTTATCTGATAAGAAACCATCAGCCTCTGTATATACACCCTTTTTAAATGCCGCTATGATGGTTCCAGCTGGTAGTATTTCAGGGAAGATTAAATTAGTATGCATATGCCTGGCTGTATATGTACCACTTAAGACATCACATTCAGCTTTGGATATATCATACTGGAGAGACCAATCAGGCAATTCACACTTATCAGGCACCTGATCTAATACCTCAGTATGTCCTGTATATAATTCCCAATCATCAGTCCTTTTAATTGCAATTACTGCATCATCGAACAATGGCATATACCCTAAATCGTCTACCATATGACGAGTTATCTCATCAGTAGGCTGCGATAATGTCCATGTGTTAGTTGGATAGAATGTCTTATATTGACTAGTAAATAATCCATTTAAAGCTTCACATTCAGCTTTTGTATGTTCATCATATGTTGTTGCACCTTCTAAAATATCACATCGATTAACTATAGTACCTGTAGGGGTATTAAGAGAAGCTTCTAAGTGACTTATATCAGTATT